AAGGAATCATGCCAGTGTGCATGATCTCTCCACCTCTGATGGGACTACCTAATGGACGTAGTCTACCGATCTCTAAACCAATGCCTGCACGTTTGCTGGCATACTTGGCCATCATCTCCCCAGAAGCAAATATGCTATCCAGATCGTCGTCACTCCTGATAAGAACACAACTAGAAAACTGCTTAGTTGGAGTCCCAAGACCAGCCAACACAGGTGTAGCAAGAGTAAACAGACCATCTGAAGCCGCGTTGTAGTACTCTCTGATGTAACGCATACGGGCTGCATTAGGTTCTTCTTTATGGAATACAGTCGCGGCAGCAACCATATAACGAACTTGTGGTGTTTCATATATTTCCTTGGTAGCTCTATTGCGTACCAAGTACTTCTCTATCAACTGCTCAATGGCCGCATATGAGTATTCTTCATCTTTAGAATGATCAATCATATCATTCATTTTGTTCCAGTCTTCTTCACTATACCATTCAAGAAGCTCCGGAGTGTAAAGACCAACCTTTACATTTCTTTTAACGATTTCATATAAGTGTGGAGGTTCATATTCTCCATAAACATCTTTTCGTAACATGCTGAGTCTCTGCTTGCCTGCTACGTACTGATAGTTGGTATGGCCAACATCGGGATTGTGTTCGACATCAATAAGATCGATTATCGCTCTTAGAGTTATTCCATCAATCTCTTCTGTAGTAATACCATCATAAAAGTTAGGCTGTGCTTTGATCTCTATCATTGACTGGCTGACATCTGCGATGCCTTTGCACACTTTTGCTACTTGTGCCTGCCACTTTTCTACCGCTAGGGGCTCTTTCGCTCCACTTCTTTTAATAACTGTGATCATCTATGTCTCAACTTATAATAATGATTAGAAAGATATTTATTACAGAGCGTTTCCAGAGTACAGAAGGCTGATTCTGTAGCCTTCTAGCTTGGTTCTAGGAACGACTTCTGCCCAATCTAAATTCAAAACGTGTTCATTATCTACTAAGAGAATGAAGCATGTTTCTTTGCCTGCCTGTGCTGTATGTATCTCGCATTTGGAATCCATAAACCGATGTGTTAACTTAAGAGTGTACAGCATTCCTAAGGCGATTGCAAGATAGTCGAGACGATCGTCAAGCACCAAATGCCAAGGATCTGGCCATTTGGAAGGATCATTTGGATCGAGATAACGATTAACGAATGGGGCTTTACTCCAAAACTTTGCCAACTCTTCTAAGGGTTTTTGGCTAGTTTCAAGTTCGTCTCTAAATCGTTTCCATTCAGCTAATCGTTCAGTGCCTCTGAGATTAAACACCGTAGGTAACGTCAAAAGTGATCGTACCAGTGGCCCCAGAAGAGAGAGGGTTCTGATATGACAACACTATTGTATCAATGCCACTGTCGGCATCGTTATCGGTAAGTGTAGCTGTAAACTGAAAGTTTGTCATTCGTATTCCCTCCGGTGATGTTGCATCGATGACTGAATAGTGATAGTTATCGCTAACGGATACTTCTCCTTTATAGTCTCCGATGGTTAGGATCAGTTGTCCTAGTCTTGAATGTGGTCCTAGTTCTAAGAAATAGTTTACTACTAGGTATTTGTTGAAAGCAGATAATACTGTCAACGGTCTGTAACTGTCTGAAAGATATATATTGGCTTTGATTCTATCGGTAAAGTTTACCTTAGAACCGTTGTATACTTCTGTGACCGATGCCACGGTGTCAGAAGAAACGATTCCTGCGGCCTGCTGCCTATCACTGGTGCAGTTTAGTACTATATTGTTAGAGCTTTCGCCAAAGTAAACTATCTGTGTAGTTGGTGATGCTGCGGTTCCAGTACCGTTACCGCAGTTTATAAAACGAGTGTCTCTGATTAATGTGTCAGTGCCGTATGTAGATCTAAATGCCTGATGATGCATCTGTTCAAACACAGTGTCAGAGATAGTCCATTTATTTGATTGTAATGTTACGCCATTGATATAGATTGCTGTATAGTTTATAAAGAACTTACATTCTTGTATCTGAAGACGAGTTTCAAATGCATTAGATTGAATAGCTGCCATTGCGATACTTACAGAATCAAATGTGCATCTTTTAAAATTAACATCAGTGACTGCTGTACCGATGATGTTATTGCTCCAAGCTACCACAGATTTCTCTGAGTCTATATTAGACACCGTGGTTCCTAGCGTATAGTTTCCTTTAAATGTTATGTCAGTGAAACTAGAGTTAGCAACACCTGTTAATACAACCTGACCTGTAGTTCTTAGTATGGTTAGATTAGAAATATCTATATTGCTTGGTCTATTTGAGCTGTCAAAGAAAATAGCTTCTTGCCCAGCTGATGTGACAAAACGAATATTGTTGCTGCCAATATTAATCTTAGCTCCCATCGGTGTCTCGCCTCTAATGATAGTTCCGCTAGGAATAGCGAGAGCGTTAGAGATAAGATATGTTCCGTTAGGAATCATTAAAACTTTTTTATATTTAGGATTAGCATTTCTAAACAGTTGCGAAAATGCTGTTTCAAAAGCAGTAGTACAATCAGTAGACCCGTCACCTACCGCGCCAAAATCAACTACGCTGACATATTCGTCTAGCTTGCTTTGAAAGCCTCTAGGAATACTTTGCGTGATGCTAGTATCTGTGGATGCAAACTGATAAGTTCCTGCTAGATCTAGAATGTTATCGTGTTCAGTAAGGATCTTGGTGTTGCCTACGTAAGGAGCACCTTCAGAAACGCTGCCGTTACCGATAAAAAGTTCTTGCGTATCGATGGCCCACGCGAACTCTGCAGAACTTAGTTGCGGAATACCACTATTTGAGTTTTTTTGTCCTCTTCGGACTTGAATTTTAGAGATCTGTACGACGGCCATAGATTTATACCCTTGTTAGAGTATTTATCTTAGACTGTTGTAGTATTCCTCTACCTTGTTGAGCCACAGATCTTGGTATTTGTTAAAGTCGCTGGGCATAAGATCAAACTGCTGATATTCAAAAGCCCTAGAACACATGAAGACTACACCCCGACGGATGTCTGTACCGTAGACTTCATTATGTGCTAGTATATAGGCTACTAACTGCATCTTGTAATCTTCAACCCATTCTTCTTTCTTGGGCTTGTTAGTCTGCTTGTAATCCATTACTGCTGGTTCACCATTATACACACCGACAAGGTCTGTAGTGCCCGAATACAATCCCGGGAAGTAAAGGCTCTGTTCCATAGCCCACACTTCATTTACAGAGCTTAGACCGTTGCTGATGATAATATCAGCCATCTTATGTGCCTGTACCTGCACAGGATGTTGGCCCGGTAAACGGTTTATGCCAGCAATAAATCTTTCTAGGTTGGCATGCATAGCTGTCCCTATGCCAGCAGCCTCTGTGGTGATTTCTTTGGCCTTGGCTTCTCCTACTCGTTTCTTCCACTCATTAAGTGCTGTCATATCTTTGGTAGCACTGAGAATAGTTGTAACGCTAGGGAGGCTTTCACCGTCAGGAGTTAGATAAACTCTCTTGCGTGTGACTGGATCATTGACCTGTGTACATTTCTTATATTGAAACTTTTCAATAAAAGGTGGGGGAGCTATAGTTTGAATATTCATATTCATATATAGTATAGGATTGTTTTAGAAATGTCAAGCCTGGACGCCGGCTTGTGCTTGTGCTAGTTGTTTGGGGGCTGCGCTAGATGCTATCTTATCTACAGCATCTGCGCTTGTTTCGCCGCTGTTTACAGGAGTCTGTTCTTCTTCGCTGTCTGGGGCGCCAGGAACCTTTAGTTCCATACCGTTGGCATTAAAGTTTTTAACTAGGTTTTGTAGTATAGGATATTGATCATACATAGACTTAAAAGTTTCGTAGTCTGCTCCAAACTCAAAGCCTGTGTCTTTGCTCATCTGTGCTACTGCATTCCAGTTTAACTTAGCCGGTGCTTTTTTACTGGCTGCACGGCCAATGTGATTTCTTAGTGCGATTATAAACTTGTCTATATTCGCATCATTAGAATCTATAAATTCAAAAAATCTCATTTCATTGTCGCCAGTTGTTTTTGCTGATCGGCCAGTTGCTTCTGTAGTTCTACTATCTGCTGTTGTGTCTGCTTGATTTGATCAGTCAGTTCTTTTTTCTTGTTCTGTCTATCCAAGGCCTGTTGAGCCTGCATCTTTGCAGCCGCTTGAGGATCCTGTGTCGCTTGTGCAGCACCCGGTGCAGCAGCACCTGGAGCAGGAGCAGTTCCAGGAGTTGCTGATGCACCCATTGGTTGGGTCGATGAAGCTGCATCGGCTTCATGGACTAGATCAGAAAATCTCATTATCCAGCCAATACTTTTAGTAGACGATTCTGATATTCAATGCTTTCGCGTTGTTCACGGCCTGTGGTTTCCATTCCACCAGCTGCTGGTTCAGCTGCTCCGAAATCGTCTCCGCCGATCGCACCTTCTTCGTCTGGGTTCATCATGTCTGGTTCTGCTGGGCCCATTTCATCGCCGCCCATTTCACCGCCAGCTGGCTCACCGCCTAGCATATCTGCAGGTGCTTCGCCGCTAGCAAGACTGCGCACACCACTTGACACTGTGTCGCGAGTTTGCTTTAGATTTTCTAGTGCTTGTTGGATAGCAGGTGCGCAAGTGCTGATAAAGCTCTTGGCCTGCTCTTGGCCCATTTCGTCACGGATCTGATCGCCTAGTTGGAGAAGGGTTTCATTTTCCATACCGGAAAGTTCTTCAATCCAACGGCCGATTCTATCCACCATGGTCTTAGCGGTTACGATCGCACTGGCCTGTTGGATCTCACCTTCTCTTAGTTTAGTCATGTTATCTCCTGTTTGGGTTGACTCATTCTTGTTCTTATGCTTCCATGCTGTTGCATAAGCAATAGATTTTTCTTTGTCTGATAGTTTACCATCTTTGGCATAGCCTTTTTTGATATGCTTTACCATACGTTCGTACTTATCGCCCGGAGGAGCATCCTCTACAGCGATTGGTTCTTCTACGGGAGCTTCTGATCTAGTAAGAAGCTCGGCGTTGATAGCATCTAGCATGTACTGTGCTTCTAGATACGCTTCATTTTCTACGTCTTCGTTGAACCCGGACTGTGAACGAACTTGGCTGAGCTGTGTGCGTAGCTTGTTCCTAGCATCTTCTAGCTGTTCTTGGCTAAAAGATTCTAGATTTAGCTTTCTGCCAAAGGTCTTTTCCAGAGCTTCGTTGAGCTTCTCGGGTGTTCTGTTAATCTTAAAAATATCTGTTGTTTTCATTTGTCCGGATCCAGATGTTGTCTAGTATTTATTCAATCCTCGATAAAGTTTGGGCGCGGTTCTTGGCAGCTACAGCCCGTTCTCTGCTTTCTACGTAGCGAGCCCAGAATATATCTGCCCTTGAATGACTGCCCGAATCTACAGCTTTTTGGTACATAGATCGTAGGTGTTGGCTATCTTGATACCATTTGCCGTACTCGTGGTCTTCGTTGTATATCTTGTCTGCAAGTATGTGGCTCTGTCTTTTAGCTATGATGTTGGCTATAGCGATAGCTGCAACATTAAGGCTTATTTCTTTGTAAAGCAAACGATCGTTTTGATAGATATGTTTGATCGGCCCATCACTGACTATTAGTACATCACCTACTAGAATACCCTTGTCCGTTTTCACGGGCAATATTGGGCCTTTACGGATTATCGATTGTAATCGTTTTTCTAGTTGTTTTGATACTTCAGTCATAAAAAAAGGACCTATGGTCCTTTATTTAACTGCGTATATTTTCATCCCATCTTCATTAGGATCGTTATTACTATACCTAGAACTCCTGCGATAACAGTACCTGCAGTTCCAATAATAACTTTGGTCATTGACTTTTGACCTTCGATGATATCTTTATGTACGTCACTTACCTTTTTTTCTAGGCTAGTGAGTCGTGTATCTAAGGTAAGATAACGCATAGCACACAGATCAACGTGTGCTTCCAGGCTTTCTTTTTCTAGTTTCGTAGTCTGTGATAAATCAGACATAAAGATATTTCTCCAATAAAAATATGGATGCCTAACAATACGCCTGAACAATGCCTGATACTTTATTTATCTTTCGATAAAAGATCTTGTACTATGCTTCTTATGCCTTTGATATCTTTAAGAACATCATCTACACCGTCTTTGGTTTTATCCCATTGATTAACTAGATTCTTCAATACAAACATTACCCACCACCACCAAAGTACCGCTACCATAAACATAATAGTCTCACCGATGATCATGGCATAACCAAAGATCGTCTTATCATAAAATGCCCATACGAAAAAAATGCCTGCTAGTGCTGATATTGGGAGTACGGCCGCGGCCCAAGCCCAGCAACGGATTTGGGTTATGGTCTTATCCCTAAAGTTGTTTAAAAATGCCATAATGGTCTGCCTCTTTATGAAAATATTTAAGGCATTTTGGCGAGAAATTTTAACTAGAGATTATGGAACTATCTCTATGAAGGTATTGAAGTTGTCTCCTTTAACAAGGAAACAGGCAGGATCTAGATCTGCGTCATCATCGAGTAGAGTAACTATTGGCACTGCATGTAGGTCGTCAACTAATAGCCCTACAGGATCATCGTCTTTAAGAAACTCATCTACACGTTCTGTATCAAACTCCCAAGTCCAATGATTGGCCTTACCTTTGAATGGACGGGGTAGACTTCCTGTACGCATCTTTGGATCACTGGCCCAACTTACGTTAGCTCTTAGACCAATAGCCTGTATGAGACTGTTAAAGTTGGCTTGTTGTCCAATCTTCTTTTTATCAGTTTCTGAACGTGTGACCTGTGTACGAGTAATGTCCACAAGAGTAATGATTTTATATCGTGCCATAATGTGCTATTATTTACTCTACAGAAAAAGAAGTCAACAAAAAAGGACCTTTCGGTCCTTTAATGCTTCCCATCCCTGAGAATATCTTAAGATTAAGATGTTTGGAAAACTGCTGTAGTTACAGTAGCACCGTTACCTGTTACAGCTTCGATAGCTGCTTCTAGGTCAGCCACTGCGTTTGCGTTTGTTAGTGCGTCATCAGTTGTCTTAGTTTCTTCTGTTCCCTTGCTGATAGCAACAACCATGAAGTTTGCTGCGGTTGTTTGAGAATAGTGTACTTCTGCAACGCTTTGGATACCACGTAGTACTTGTGCGTATACGCTGTTAGCATTGCCTGGGTTAGTACCAACGCCTGTGAACTGAACTTTGTACCACTGTAGTTCACGAATACCATATGCAAATGGTGTAACTGCTTTCTGATAGTTAGCGCCAACGGTTGTTGAGCCAACTGCTAATGAGGTAATATCTGCCATTTTAGTTTCTCCTTAAATATAGTCCCGCTCCGGGACCGGCATAGTATTTATATTTTGGAGGAAAAATCAGGCGATTAGAGCCTTAATCTGCTCGGAATGGAGTCCAGCGATCTCGTGGAACTAGCTTGACGCTTTCAGGTCCGTGTACATAACCCTCGCCGCCGGGCTTACCTCCGGTGTGAGCAGCTATATCACCGCCAGCTTGATCTAGCTCTGCGATAACTTCATTCTTGGCTTTCATCAACTCACGCACTAGGACAAACATATTATCCATGACTCCCTGATGCTGTTGATTTAGTGATGCTATCTTAGCCTGCTTAGGTGCGCTGACTTTGCTGCCCTTGATCCATTCAAAGAAGTCCTTGCTGCTTAGACTATCTAATGCCTTGTCTCTACTGCGTTGATTAACATAGGTATAGATTATATTCTGTAGATCACTGAGTCCTTGTGTAGGAGTTAGCAGTTGATCTATCTTCTGTGCATAGCTGTTAGCTAGCTTTTCTATAGTACCTATGTTGTCTGCGTTGACAGCAGGTTGATGGCTAACATAGGTCTGACCAAACACTACTAGATCCGGGGATCCATTAAACTGTTTTACATCTGCTAGATCTTCTCCGCTCTTATCACCAAAGTAATCTAGATGTTTATGAGCAGCCACAGCTACCTTAGCCTTGCCTAATCTACGTCCTACTTCGCTAGCACCTTTAACTTCATAGGTAGTTTGGTTAGGAGTAAAGATTAGTTTACCATCACGACCTTCGTAGGGTTTGCCTGGATGGAATAAGATATCTCCGTAGATATAACCACGGAAGTCTTTAGGCGTAGCACGTTCGAATATAGGCCATAGGCTGGCCATATCACCAGCAAACTTTTCACGCCAGTCCTCGCCTTTGCCGCGACTCATGATAAACTGTTTAAGTTCTTCTGGACTAGAACTGCGCCCTTCTTCACGACCCCAGTTGTTCTTGCCAACCATACGGAAGGTACCGTCTTCGTCTCTACCCCAATATACTGTAGGATTTCCATCCCACTTGATGCTGATGTTTTTGGCATCAGCTGAAATATTCTTTAATACGCTGACAGCACGTAAAGCACCACGAGGTTCTGTGAATACTAGATCTTCTAGATGGTTGAACTCTCGGCCGACTTTCTTAGGAGCAGAGGGAGCTAGATCTTCTGTTAAAAACTCAAAAGCTCTCATTTAATAATCTCTATCATCCTACGGAACCATGCGCCAGTTCCTGGTACAAAACTTTCTACCTTGCCTGCCTCTGGAAGTTTCAATCCTTCTCTTCCTAGTGTTTCTCTAGCATCTGCGACTAGCTCTTCGTAGTTAGGTAGCTTGATGATATAATCGATTACAGCTTCTGGATCTTGTAGATTCTTAGGACTAGCTGTTTGTCCTAGCAGCTTCTTAGCTATTTCGTTTGGATCTTTGGTAATAAGTTCTTTGCCGTCGCCACTCATTAATCCATTGTTAGGACTCCACTTCATACCACGTGCTTTGGCTATGCTTGCTAACAATACGTGTCTATGGCTTCCTTTTAACTCGCTGCCTTCTTTGCCGCCTTGTAGGCTCCAGCGAAGCCACGATGGTTCACCAAACATAAAGTCTGCTTGTACGAATCCGTTATCTGGATTACCTTTGATAGGAGTTTTGAAGTGTACAGATATACCGCTTTTCTTAACCCATTCTTTTGGATTACCACCGTCCTTGGCAATGTAGTCCATAAGACGTTGTGCGAACTCATTTTTGTTTACAGCATTAGCATCTACAGCTAGATCTAGATCTCCACTGGTTTCTTTTTTGCCAGTCGTTCCTAGCATGTTATCAGTAAGTTCAAGTCCTGTAACTTTTTCTAGCCACTGTACTGTGGGCAGAACGTCCGCTTTATTAATGCGTACTGTTAGAACTGTACCGGCATCATCTTTGAAGATATTGCCGCCTTCAAATAGTAAGTCACTCATTGTTTGATTCTTCTAGTTTTCTTTTTGCTTTGCGAGATTCTGATATCTTGCGTATTCCGCGGGTGAACTTAGCAGGATCTGCACCTTTGATAGCATTGATAAAGCGACGTTCTAGCTCATCTGCCATTTCTGGGTCGTAGGCCTTATGAATGCTTTCTAGCAGATTGATAGCAGAGTTGATGATATTGGTTGCTCTGCTTTCATACAGGGCATCCTTGTTTCGAACTTCTGCTAACTCATTAAGCTCTTGTAATATTGATCTAGTTTTTACTTTCATTGCTGTTCCGAGTCGTTATTGTATTTAACTCAAATACGTTTTAGTTTAAACAAAAGATTTGGCTGTGTCAACACTTGCTTTTTGTGCGGTTGCACAATACTATGTATAAATACATTAGTAGAAACCATGAGTTACTACACACACATACGGAGATTCACATAATGAATAAACTATCAGCAAAAATGCTATCGCTATTGGAGCGACTAGCAGAAATGTTTCCTAAGCAACATTACCAAACTCGCTTAGAGCAGTATATCAACAGCAAACGTCCAACCAACGCTGCAGAAGTAGAATATTGGCAGCGTGAGTATGATGCTCACCAATGGGGGCGCGGACTATGATTAAAGTTTTTAAAAGCATCTATGAGTTTTTAATCGCTTGTTCGGAGTCGCTTTATGAATACAAAAAATCACAGTACAGCAAACGATACGGCGGATACTGAGGAGGCTTGGCCCATGCATGAGAAGATCTGCTTATGGGCCATCCTAGGTATGATTTGTTATCTGGTTATCGCAGGTTAACAAATCTTGCCATTGTATCTGTTTTTAGTTGTTTTTTTGCGATAAGAGATATATAATAACACATCAACGAAAAAGAAGTAGTTGATAGTGAACAGACAAACACACAGGAGAAAAATATGTTTACACCAGATTTTTACATCGAATCAATCCAGAATGCCAAGAAGGCCGTAGCCAATGCTGTTATCGCTGATAAAGCATTGAACAAAGCAGCTCATTCTTATATCGACGCTCAGACAGCGTTCGCAAAAGTTCTAGTAAGTAACACTATCGAAGTCACTCGCTTTGCGGTTGAAAAAGCTTCAACAGTGTTGTTTTCAAGAAAGGACGCAACCGCCTAAGGTTGAACAGACATACACACAAAGGAGATTATTATGTCAAATAACGGTTTAGAAATGAAACTACCAGAAGTAAAGTTTAATAAGAACGGATATGAAATCCGCACAGATATTCTAGCAATGGCCAAAGACTTGGTCCAGAGCGAATATCATGTTAAGTTCCAGGGTTGGGAAATGTCAACTAAGCGAGACGAGAAGACAGGTCAGATCGTATCTAAGGTTGATATGCCTGAGTTTCCAGGACTAGATAAGGTGTTAGAAACCGCAGAAAAAATGTACGCCTTCGTTAACAGTGGCGTGAAGAAATAATATTACCCGCATAGCGGCATATTATATTGGTAGAAAGAAAAAGGACATCTCCGGATGTCCTTTTTTATTATGTGGTAGTTCTTAATCTTGCTAGTCCTACTGACTCTAATATCTTTATATAGAGCCAACCTATATCAAACTCCCACCACTTCTGAGAGAGGCGGGCACTCGCTGGTTCCAAGTGGTGGTTGTTGTGCAACTCTTCTCCACCAATAACAATGCCCCAAGGCACAATATTACGACTATAATCACGTGTCGTTCCATTTCTATACCCCCACCAATGTGCTAGGCCGTTTATTACTCCTGCGGCCCAAAATGGAATCCATATCATTTGTATACCCCATACCAACAATCCCCACCATCCAAAGATCAAGGTGTTGAGCACAAGGAGAATGCCAATGCCAAGTCTACTGTGAGGCTGGTATAAGTGAAGCTCCAACCAATCAGCAGGAGTACCAACACCGTATGTATCGACCATATCTTTATCTTTCGATGCTTCATGATACAATAATGCTCCTTGACTAAACACACGCCATATTCCATATACGTGGGGGCTGTGTGGATCACCATCTTCATCGCTGAATCTGTGATGCTTACGATGTATAGCTACCCATTGTTTTGTTACCATACCGGTTGTTAGCCATAACCAGAATCGCATAAAATGCTCAACGGCTGGATGAAAAGTTACTGCTCTATGTGCTTGTGCTCTGTGCAAAAACAAAGTAACACACATAATGGTTATGTGTGTCATTATTAAAGTGTATATCAATTCTATCATAGTGATCGTTTTATCCTGTTTATAATCAAATCAACTACTCTGTCACTGATAACCACTTCGTAATGATTTAACTCCATCTCGACTATTTCAAAGTCTTTGCGTGATCGCATACTATTTAACGTGACCACTCCGTCGTTGGGTTCACTTATCCACGGGCTCTGTCCAGCAGTTGTTACTACCTGTGTCCAGTTAGGAGGCGCAGGCAAATGACGAGCTTCCATCATCGGTTCGCTCATAGTACCAACATCCTTCATCAACCTGTTAAATGGTAAGAAGTATTTGGCAAAATCTGCTTGTTCGCTGCCAGCATAAGGAGTGCTTAAACTGACACCTCCTTTGGTAGTTTCTTTATAATGATGGGCCAAATATAAACTATAGATACCGCCTAGACTATGACTGATAAAGAACAGTCTGTCGGCATCATCAAGCTGGCCTTTCATCTTTTCGAGATTGTTGAAGAACCCATCATGGCTCTTATACTCGAGCATTATGTCGGGTTCTTCAAATGTATCTCTAACATACTGCCTAATGTGCGTAAAGCTCTCAGCTGTCGCACTCGCTCCGTGGATATAAACTATCATTAGTGAAACTGATCTGCCTCTGTTGAAGATTTATTAGCTACTGTGCTTGTAGCTCCTACTGCTTCGCTGATCAAATCAAAGTAGCTTACGCCAACTTCGCGTTGATGTTTGACAGTAGTAAAGCCGCGTTCCTGTGCGGCAAACTCACGTTCCTGCATTTCTGAATAACCAGCCATACCACGTTGCTTGTAGGCTTCTGCAAGTTCAAATGTTGCTAGGTTAACACTATGGAATCCTGCAAGTGTGATGAACTGGAACTTGTATCCTAGTTCGCCTAGTTCACGTTGGAAAGTTTCGCATTCATCTACAGATAAAAACTTACGCCAGTTAAAACTAGGAGAGCAGTTATAAGCCAACATTTGGTCTGGAAACTCAGCATGTATAGCATCGGCGAATTTCTTAGCCTGTGCAATATCAGGTGTACTAGTTTCGAACCATAAGAGA